TGTTTCACCTGCATTTGTTCCTGATGTGATTGAAATGTCAACACCAACATATGCATTATCTATTGATGATGTTTTTCCGTTTGTTGCTGGCAGAACTACAGCTATCGAATTTGCTGAAACAATTGTATCAGTTAAAGATTGGTTCTGTAAATCATATACCATTGCTTTAAATATGTGTGTATTTGCATTGGCTGTTGGTGCGCTCTGATAATCCAATCCACGAATGTAACCCCTAGACACCAAAGTAGAATTATAAGTTGTTGCGTTAGCTGTGCGTACATCATTTACTGAAACGCAATGGAAATCCACTGTATTTGCTGATGTTACATCAAAGGTTCTTGAGTTTGCGCCATGAACATTTGATACGATAAAATAACTACCATAATTTATAACTGTCGTATCATTTGATTTTGATGCAGTTGTTCTCGCACGACTTGTTGATAAATTAACAGGTGAAGGATTCTCTACACGATAACCATGTACATATGCAAGGCCTTTGCCAACGCCCATTATATACTTGTCCTCATTATCAGGATCAACTTTTGGTGTTATATTGAAATCGTTTACAATATAATCACCATTTGTTTCATAGTCGCGTTTTGCAAAATAGTCATTAATAACTGAATAAACTGAACCATCAACCATTTTGAAAACATTACCGTCTTCAATGCGAAGTAGTTCAATGAACAATTGATCGTCACCAAAATATAATGGTTTAGTTGTTAACGCCAAAGCGATTACATATCTGTCTGCACCTGGTGCTTGATAGTTTGATGCACCAACAGCAGGATCCAATAATGACGCATCATTTGCATAGTCAAAAATTGTTTCGGTAATTTCTAGTCCAACTCTTTTAGATGGTGTGCTGTCATACTTACTTAGTATGATTGTTGTTGGCTCAATTTGAACAAAGTTACCAAGTACATAGAAAACACCCTGAGCGATAGAAACCACAGAAGATTCTCCTGTGGCACCATTTGTAATTGCTTGACAAGCTTTGTTTGAATTTACATCAAAGATAACTTCATTATCCGAAAACTTTGTTCCTGATTTGTATACAACAATCAATGTTGGAGGATCACCCTCACTTGTTGTGCCTGTTGATGGTGCTGTTGCAACAACTCTTGCAATAACTGTTCCGTTTGCATTTGTTAATAGTAGTCCTTCAAAATCCGCAATATCAATAGTAACACTATTGTAAGTTGCTTGTAATTTTATGTAATAACAATTAAAATTCGTGGTAATTTGTCCGCCAGTGACTGGAGAATTTTCTTTGAATATATTATTGGCAAACTTAGTAATCTGATCCTGTAGAATCGTTTGTGCCTGTGTTAATTCTCTGGCCTGTACAGCCTTACCTGGTTTGAATAGAATTCGATGAAAATTTTTCGCATCATCGAAATCATCATAGTAAGGATCAACGTTAAAATTTAAAGCCATTTTTTTCCCTTAGTAACCTAATACAAATTTAAATTGTTCGATGCCATCATCACTTCTCTGTACGCCACTTCTGTTCTCAATGTACGCCAAAAGACCCGAATGAATTGCAAAATTTGGAGTGTCAAAAGACAGTAACGTTCTTGTGATTTTTGAATTCAAACCAAATATTGGACTATTTTCTGCTGGAGTTCCAGATGTATTTATTAGCTTAATTAGATTGGAAGCAACATCAAAATTTAAAACAGTTGCAGTAAATGATGGATTGATAGATGAACCTTGATAAACAACTTCATCCATAGTAAAACCAGCGTCAGCGCCAGGAGCAACAACGACATTTGTTGTTGTGCTGTAAATTATTCCGTTAGCATAAGTCGGATTAGATTGTCTTGTTGTTGGATTTACGATTAATCCTAATTGGTGAAAGTCAATATCTGTTGGAATATAACCACTCTCATCACCTTCAAATTGGCATGTTAACATAACGTGGTCACATCCTAGTTCCGAAATTGGATCAAATCCATGTCCACCCACTGGTGATGTTGCAACAAAAAGTGATGAATTGCCACCCAAAGAAGAAGTTATTGATGCGTTAGCATAAGTGTAATTTGAACCAGAATTGGTAACAATTATATCCTGTATTGCACCATTAGAAACATTTGCGGTTGCAGCTGCACCAGTCCCATCTCCTGTTATCGTAACGTACACCACAGCGTTACTAGGATCGTAACCTGACCCAGCATTAACAACATTGATAACATCTAGACTTCCTATTCCAGCAGTGGTCACCAATGGATTTGGTGTGTTTGAACCAATTGCCACTGGAATCCATTCATTGTCCATAAATTTTAATTTTAAACCAGTATCAATGGTATACATAAACTTCCATTTATAACCATCATCACCTTTAAATATTTTATTTGCACCGTATGTACCTGGTTCAAAATATGGTTCTAATATGGAAGGTTGTCCATTATTATTCCATAAACATTTGAATACTTGGTCGTATTTGTTTTTAACATAAAAGATTTTTCTTAAATATCCATTCGCATCTTTTTCAAACATATCAACTTCATCTGAAAAATAATCATATTTTACACCAGAAGTCCAGTCAATTCTTTCTATCACTGGAGATATATCACTAGGTTTTAATTGTTTTACTACAAACATATTTTTAAATATTTGTTTGATAGATTTTAAATCTGCTGTAGGCACTGGAGGATTTTCATTATCTGTCCAAGGCAAAGGTTTTGCCAAGAAGCAATAATAAGTGTTTATTGGCTCAATTAGATTTGGTGGAACAACAGCTGCGGGTCCATAATACACCAACTGTATTTGAGAAACTTTTGAACCGTTTGTAAGAATATTTTTATTTGCCATGGTTTATTTATCTGTCATTATGAACTATAGGTGAAATATATGCCCGCTGTGTTAGCAATATTAATATTACCAATCATTGATCCATGAACGGAACAACGATACTTGTAATTGCCAACAGATGTATGTGGAATTCTCCATAATAATAATCCACTTGTTTTACCTTGTGCGGCTGATCCATAGGAAATTGTTCCTGTAGGTGAAATGTGAACTAATCCTGTGTCAAAGTCAGCACTATTATCACCTGTTCTAATATGAAATGGATGAGATGCAGAAACAGAAGCTAGATTAAATCCTAAAGTTGTAGCACTAAAAGTTGATATATTAGGATTGTTTAATCCTGTATATTGAGAAAAAATATAAGCTGAGGATCCGCTTGTAGATACATCCAACACAGTCGTAGCACCAAATGTTAATACTATATTTGAAATGGTATTTGCAAAGTTAAAGGCTGCTTGTGCATTTGTTTCTGCTGTGTTAGATTTATTGAAAGCGCCATTAGCAAAAGACGCAGTAGTATTCTGTGATGCGTAAGATGCATTGGCTGTTACAAAAGCACCGTTAGCAAAACTTGCGGCCGCATTAGCGGTTACAAATGCACCATTAGCAAATGAAGATGCTGAATTAGCTTTATCGTAAGCATTATTAGCCTGTGTTCTTACCCATGCATCTGTACCACCTGTATTTGCTTGAGCATAAGCTGCATTAGCGTGAGCAAAAGCACCATTAGCAAATGCAGCAGTGGTATTCTGTGATGCGTAAGATGCATTGGCTGTTACAAAAGAACCATTAGCAAATGCAGCAGTGGTATTCTGTGATGCATAAGATGCATTGGCTGTTACAAAAGCACCATTAGCAAAAGATGCTGTGATATTTTGGGAATTATAAGATGCATTGGCTGTTACAAAAGCACCATTAGCAAAAGATGCACCAGAATTTGCTTTATCATATGCATTATTAGCTTGTATTCTTACCCATACATCCGAACCACCTGTATTTGCTTGAGCATAAGCTGCATTAGCGTGAGCAAAAGCACCATTAGCAAAGCTGGCTGCCGAGTTAGATGTATCATATGCATTATTAGCTTGTATTCTTACCCATACATCCGAACCACCTGTATTTGCTTGAGCATAAGCTGCATTAGCGTGAGCAAAAGCACCATTAGCAAAAGACGCAGTGGTGTTTTGTGATGCATAAGATGCATTGGCTGTTATAAATGCACCATTAGCAAACGATGCACCAGAATTGGCTGTTACAAAAGATGCATTGGCAGTATTTCTTACCCATGCATCTGTACCACCTGTATTTGCTTGAGCATAAGCTGCATTAGCGTGAGCAAAAGCACCATTAGCAAAGCTAGCCGTAGTATTCTGTGATGCGTAAGATGCATTGGCTGTTATAAATGCACCATTAGCAAAGCTAGCCGTAGTATTCTGTGATGCATAAGATGCATTAGCCGTTACAAAAGCACCATTAGCGAATGAACCAGCAGAATTTGCTTTATCATATGCATTATTAGCTTGTATTCTTACCCATACATCCGAACCACCTGTATTTGCTTGAGCATAAGCTGCATTAGCGTGAACATACGCTGCGTTGGCAAATATGGCTGCGGAGTTTGCTCTTAATGGTAACCAAGCCGCTGAATTGCCTGTGGCCAAATCTAAGGCAGAGTACGCAACTGTAAAAGCTTCTTGTGCAATTGGTTCAATAACATTTAGTCGGCCCGCTTGGGTGCCAGCCAAACTAAATGCAGAATTTGCTTTGGTCCATCCAGAATTTGCATAAGTGAAGGCACCATTAGCAAAAGATGCTGCTGAGTTGGATGATTCAAAAGAACTATTAGCGACAGACGCAGCTGCATTAGCTGTTAAAAATGCACCATTGGCAAAACTGGCAGCCGCATTAGCTGTTACAAAAGCACCGTTGGCAAAAGAGGCCGTTGAATTGGCTTGGTTATAACCAGAATTGGCTCTTAAAAATGCAGCATTAGCTGTTACAAAAGCACCGTTAGCAAAAGTGGCTGCAGAATTCGCAACTTCATAACCAGAGTTTGCTCTTAAAAATGCAGCATTAGCAGTTGATGCAGCCATTGCAGCTGAGTTGGCCGTTAAGAAAGCACCGTTAGCAAAAGACGCAGTGGTATTCTGTGATGCATAAGATGCATTGGCTGTTACAAAAGCACCATTGGCGAATGAAGCACCATTGTTAGCAGTCACAAAAGCACCATTAGCGAATGAAGCAGCTGAATTGGCTCTGTTGAAAGATCCATTGGCAAACTCTGCGTATGAATTGGCCGTTACAAATGCAGCATTAGCTCTATCAAAAGCACCATTGGCGAATGAAGCACCACTGTTAGCAGTTACAAAAGCACCATTAGCGAATGATGCTGCTGAATTGGCTCTAGTGAAACCACCATTAGCAAAGCTGGCTGATGAATTAGCTTGCTCGTAACCAGAATTGGCTCTTAGAAATGCACCGTTAGCAAAGGATGCTGCTGATGTTGATGTGCTAGTTGCTGATGTGTTTTGCGTTGTTCCGTCTGCAAAAGTTAATGGTTTTTTCAATAATTGAAAACCGTCAGTGGACAGTTGTGCAACATAGTCTGTATTTGATGTGCCACCAGCAATAAATTTAATCGTTTTACCTGTTGTTGCAGTACCGATTACTAAATTACCACCTGGATCACCAGAACCACCGCCTTGCGAGTACAAGTATGTGTCTAAAGGTAAAATTGCACCATAAACAATATCATTATCAGTAGAACCGGCGATACCGAAGTCACCATAATATGTTGAATCTGTTCCGTTATTTGCTGTTACAACATAATCGGATGATCCCGAACCATTTTTATTCTGTAAATTTATTTGTAAATAATTTTCATTATTTCCAGCAAATTGTGCAACAATGCCTGGAAATATAATTTGATTGTTACCTACATTTAAAGCCGTATTTGCGTATAACGCATCAGCAAGTATTTTTGTTGTGAATTGACCAGTAGCACTTGTGGATTTATCAATACCAACTAAAATAGTATTAGATGTGTTACTATCTAAACGTGTTAAAATTGGTAGTTGCGAAATTTTTACTGTTGACATTGTTTACCCCAATAGGATTGTTCTTCCATCTTCTGTTAATAATGATACACCATTTTCTGTGGCAATCTCTGGTATATATTGTAGCCCAATTGGACCTAATATCTTAATTTGATTTGATGCTATGGTGCTATTTGCAATAAATTTTCTTTTTACGGAAAGTAATGTGTTTTCGTTTGCAGTTAAATTTGTTGTTAAAACTAATTTATCATTTAAATGATCGACTGATCTAACGGTGTAAGTATTACTATTCACTTGAATAGAATCGCCACCATAAACAATATCTTTTAGTGGATAACTCGTGTTACTGTAAACACCATTATTTTCATAATCAAATAGACCTGTTAGTGATGTAATATTTAGTGTGTTGCTACCAGAGGTGCCACTGACAACAGCTACATTACCAAATGTTAACCATACATTGCTTGCAATTGTAATTGTATTTGCCGCATTATTAACCTTTGTAACCAATGATTTGATACTAGCACCACGGTTTGATGCAATTTCTATAGTGGTTATATTTGGAAATATAAATGTTTCTAAATTTGCACCGAGAGTATTATTAAATTTAATAATATTATTACTCTTATTAGTAAAACTGGTATTAATTGTTAATACATCAGATACATAGTTACCAAGATAATAGGCTAATGTTTTACCGGCATATAATCCTTCTTGTGCATTATATAATATTTTATTGTTCGATTTTAATGCATAACGACCTAAAACTCTTGTGCCCGTTGGATGTAAAAGATTTAATAATACATCTTTATATTTTGCAAGTTCTTTTTCTAACGTAATTTGATAGGTGAAATTATTGTACTTATCACTCTGTATAACGTCAAATGAACTTGGTTGTCCTTGTGTCGTTAAATATTGTCCGTCACCGATAACCAAACCATTCAAGAAAGTTGCATTTGCTTTTGCTGAACCGTCACCGTAATTTATAACACCATATTTGTTGTATTCTCTTGTGAATACCGTTTGATTTCCTACGGCATCAAAGTAATTATAAGTTTGTGTGAATTCCGGATAAGCAGAATTTCCCATTTTATAATTCAAATCTCTTTCATCAATTTTTAATATCAAATCGGGATTTGGATTAGTACTGTAGTTAAATACTCTCAAATTGAAAAGTGATAATTCCGAATTTGCATCAGTTGATAATCGTGACACTGAATTAACTTTTGCTGTATATGTTGCAAGATTTATTGATGGTCCTTGATAAACCAAATCACCTTTACTTGGTAGATTGCCAATTGAAACATTTGAAACAACAATATCTTGTACCTTTAATGATACCGATGGTTTACTTTCATAATCTTGTCCATAATCCAAAATGTTTATTGTAGTAACTGAACCAACTCTATCCACAACTAAAGAGAATGTCGCGCCTGTTCCAAGTATTCCAGGAACAAACAATTCTGCGCCAGTTGCTTGTGCATTTGCTGATTGTATTGTTAAACCAGGTATGTACTCATTTACATAACCCATGCCACCCAATGGATATAAAGGATAAGGATAAGCTGGATCAAATGTATATTCTACGGCTGTGATTGCACCGTTTGCATTTACAGATTTTACATTTGCATGTGCTCCACGACCAGTACCACCAGTAATAATAATTCTATCGTTTGCTCGGTAACCCACACCGCTCTTAGAAATTTGAATTGGACCTAATATACCTAAAGTTGCTAAGTCACCATAAGTAGCAAAATATTCATCAGCAAAATCGTCTGTTCTGTATGTCGATATAGCTTTCACTTCAGGAAGTTTAGAAATTCCACCACCACCATTTTCAACAATAACAGATGAAATTGGAAAAGTTGAAAAACTAGTAAATGAAAACGCATTAATTAATCTGGTGTTTGCATTTGCTGTTATTGTTTTTGCAAAATTATATTGTGCATTACTTACCGTAATATTTTTTTTGAAACCTATAATATCTGTTGGTATAAAAGAAACATTTGCAATCGCATTACCTACAGAAGAAGCTGTTTTGATAACTGCATTAGCAGCTAGATTGTTTGATGAATCAACTGTTGCTGTGATACCAACAATAGCTCTTGCATTAACGCTTATGCTGTAGGTGATGTTTGTTATGGTGCCATTAGCGTCAACACTAGAAACATATGCAAATGCAGCATCATCATAAATTACCGGATCGTTAATTCTATAACCTCTACCACCATTTACAATATTAAAAGATGGAGGTAAAAATGGTGATACGGAACCAACATTAGCCTTTGCACCTGGTGCTCCTGTTATTTTAATTATTGTGTTTGGTTTTGTTGAATAACCAAATCCACCATCTACGATATTGATACGTTGAATAGAACCTTTTGTAGTTTCTCCAACAATTGCTGTAGCGCCAACTGGAAAAGGAACATTTGCATTTAGACCACCAAAAACAATAATTGGATCACCTGGCTGGTATAATTGTCCTCTTTTTGTTGAATTAATTTTAATTTGACTAATTTGACCAACAATTTTAGAACGAAGAATTGAACCATCAAATAAAACATCTTGATTGTTAATATCAACAATTCGTACAAATTCACCAGATTGAAACAATCTTTGTATATCAGAAATGAATATTTCTATTTTATCACCAACAATTACAGCACTTTCTATTGTTGCGATGGATTTAGATTCTTCACCAAAAATTCTATAATTTTTAGTTTGTAAAAAGTTATCATTATTTGTTAATAATTTTAAACTCTTTGAGATATACCATGATCCCGCAGATGCTTTGAAAATTGCATCTTTGGTGTAAAAAATATCAACTTCCGAATTGTAGAGAACTCGAAACAAGAATTCATATGAAGCTGGTGTGCCTTTAGATTGGTATAATTGTCTTGCAACTTTTACTGCTTCTTGTTTACTTAACAATGAATCTTTTGGAAAATAAGGTAAAAAATCATTAGTGAAATAATCCAAAAATTCATCAGTAGTTTCGTCAATATCTTTGTATGATAGTAGATTTTTACTTCTTTCTGATACTTTTCCAGTTTGTTCCATCCATTCATAATAAGCCTGAACAAATTTGTGGAAATTGGCGTAATCCGGATTATCACGAATATGTTCAGGTAATTGTTTAAGTACCTGAAGTGAGTTTAAATGACCATTTTCTATCATGTTGTTTTTGCAGTTACGTTAACAATAATCGATTGTGGATCAAATTCGTCCACCGTAATAACTCTATTATATGACGAAGAAATGATTGTTGATATTGGATTCGCGGTGACTGTTAGTAAACCCAAATCGTTGTTAACATCTAGAGGTGAGAATGAATTCAAAGTAACTATACCTAAATTATAATCTACTGTACCAATGTTGCCATTGAATACTGTTTTTACATTTGTTGTATCATTGTAATAGGTTCTCAAAATACCATATCGACCTTCAAGTGTAACAGTACCTGCGCCTTGAGCACCAGTTGTATCACCTGGAGCACTTGTAATTTTTACTATTGCGGATGTGTAACCTGTACCTGGGGTTAACACTTTGATTTCTCTAATAGTACCGTTGTTAGTTAAGACCACTTCAGCTGTTGCACCTATTCCGTCACCTAATATAGCAACAGATGGTTGGTTTTGATAACCATAACCTGGATTTGTTAAAGTAACAGATTCTACACCACCTGTTGATGATGGAACTTCTTCAATATACAATCCTTCAATTCTAGCGGCCAAATTTAAAGGATTTCTATACACAACAGAAGGTGAACTTTGAATACCACTCAAGAACATACCTTTCTTCAATGGTGTGCCGTAATATAATTTGTAAGTTGTTGGTGTTGATAGGTTTGGATAGAATTTCTTTTGTATTTGTATAGTTATTTCATTTGTAATTATAGATGAGTCAACTGCATTAATTCTTACACTAAAATCCGATGCCTTAAATGTGGAATTAAATGTGTTTAATGTTGTTTTTGCATACGTATTAATTGCGGACTTAACTGCGGCTTTTATTTGTTCCGATGAAGAAATAGTTTTTGTTGGATCATACAAAACATTCGCAGTTATTTGAATGTATGTGTAATCTGGATCAATGAGAACCGGTTCTACTGTCATTACTGATATTGGTTTCAATACATCATTTTTTAATTTCAATTTTTGATTTTCCGTTATAGTGTAAGCACCAGTTGGTTTTACACAAACAAAAACTTGACCATAAATCGGTGGATCATTTTCTTGGCCACCCCAAACATTAACGGCATCAAATGAATAACCTAAATTATTTTGTTGAATTGCTGTGATGTAATCTTCTTTAGTGATTGCTCGGCCTTGTGCAGAATAAGATTTTGGTGCTTGAAATCGTATAGAACTTATACTTTCTTTTGGTGAACCTTGTGAAGTGGGTGTTACTGGAGAAACTGATGCATTAGAGTAACCACTAACAGTTTGCATTAGTAAAAAGTTATTTGCACCAGCAGAAGATGTTCCTTGTGTAACAACATAAGAAATTCTTATGATATTATTTTCTTTAATTTTTTTACCTAATATACCATCACCAAAATAGATTTCATAGAAACCATTAAGTCCCTCTTGCAAAAAGTAAACAGTTGAGGTTGGTGACAAAGTTAGATACTTTGATGCAGTTGTAAACGTTTCTACGTAATTATTTGAACCAGATTCTTGCACAGAAACTAACAATGTTGTAGTATCGACATTAATATCTGGTATTTTAAATTTATAACCTAGTGTGTTATTGCCTTGAAAATTTAATTCAACCGCTGTACCTTGTTTTAGCGTTACATTTTGAAATATTGCAGTATTTGCAGTAACATTAACAGTAACCGAATCGGTATTTACAAAATTGTAATTTACACCGTCAATTGCTTCAGACAAAAATGATGTATATTTTGGTAAAGTCAATGATGAATCATTAACACCAGTTATAGTTAAATTAATTGTGGCTGATGGTGCGATTGCAGATTTTGGTACATAATTTAACAGTTTTGCTTGAGAAACAACAGAATTTCTCTGTAATGCAGTATCCAGAAACATTTCATTAGCTACCATATTCAAATAATATGCATTATATTGTGTGTTATATGCTAGTAAATCCATTAATGTAGATAAAGCAGAACCTTCATAGTTATAATCTTGAAGTACGTCTTGGTCTTTTAAATAGTTTTTGAAACTATCTTTAATACTGTTAAAATCCAGCTCAGTTATATTAAAATTTGTGTTTGCGCCTGCCATTTTATCTGTTTCTCTCTAAAAGGACTGTTACAGTAGTTGGTTGTGTTGCGTTTTCTAGATAAAAAGTTAATGTTACTGTATAAAAATTTTTATCGGGGTCTGGAGAAACAACAACGTTTTGCAATGTGACTCTAGGTTCATAATTTCTTATTGCATATGTTATTTCTTGTTGCAGTGAGTTTGTTGTTATGACTGATATTGGTTCAAACAATATAGAATCTAAGTTTGTACCAAAAGAAGGATTGAACAATTTTTCATATTTTTTAGTCAATAATATGTTTCTTATTGAACGAATAACCGCTTGGTTATCATAGCTTAAGGCGACATCATTCACCGCAGGCCGTCTTGCAAATGTGAAATCTATGTCTGAATATATTTTTGTAAGTGATGTTGCCATCTTTTATTTATGTCCAATGGTAAAACGCTTTTTTGGAATTTGAAAGCTGTTGGAGAAAATTCTTGAGCCGGAACGTAAAAATTCGAAAAGTGGTAATTATGAAATTCTGGATTTCAATTTGTCGGTACCAATAATATTCATGTATATGTATTGCTCGGTCTCACCTAGTTTGGTGAATTTCTTGGTTTGATTGTATCTATCGATGAAATTCTTTAAATTTCCATAATAATTTATATCGGAATTTATTCTACTATTTAAAAATGTGTTCGCTGCTTGCATAGTCAAGTTTATTGTTTGCACCTGTGCTGGTGATAAGTTTGAACTTATTGTATTTGCATTGGTTCTATTAACAAGACTATTATCAATTTCTTGAGAAATAGCTATAATGGTGTTTAAATTGGCTTTTAACTGTGTACCAATCAACAAACTAGTAAAACTACCGAGTATTGGAGCTGTGTTTTTTATGGAATCAGTTTGGTTTGTAATGTAAAGTGCTGTTTTACCATAACTTATTGCTTGATCCAGATATGGATTTACTTGATCTTCACCAAGAAATGATGTCACACCTGACAATCTATTGGTATGTTCTAAGAATGTATTTGCAGTATTCGCTAGATCACGAGAAGTGAAACTCAAATTACTTAGACCGTTAGCTCTACAATTGTACAATATTGTTAATGAAGTATTTGCAAGGTTTATTAAATCGGTAGCCAATGGATTTTCATAATAACCACCAATATCATTGTTTTTAATATCTTCAGCTTGCCAAGTTGTAATAAAAGGTGGCATACTTTCTAAGTGTGTTTGAGCGCTGGCAGAAAGTGTAGTTACTTTGCCGTTAGGATCATCAAAATTATAACCCAATGTAGCAAAAACACCGGTTGCATTATTTACTGTTGACATATTAAATTCCTAAAAAATTTGCCAGAGGTGAACTTGTTGGGTAACCTTTGTTACCAATGTGTTGATGATAGTTAAAAATATTTGAATTTATAACATCAGACATTAAAACTGCATCCATAATACCAATATCAGCATAAACAAAATTAGCCAAAGGTGCATTAACTGAAACCAAAGATGTAATTGAACCCATTGTATTAATACAACCAGGAACTGCCACAGGACTCAATGGTGACGGTATACCCAAGGATAGACCACCAGTACTAGAAACAAATCCAAGTGGTCCTGCAAACACGCCTGTTCCTGCATTTACTCTAGTTTCAGCACTAATTATGTCAGCAGAAATTGACCCACCAACAACCAAGTCTGAAGCCAAATATAAATTGTCAGAGGCTGCTAGTCTTATAGAACCACCAAACTGTTCGTTTGCTGCTATAGAAATGTCATCATCGCCTGAAATTGATATGTCTTTATGTGACCTTATATTTGTTTTACCTTGTACCAATAAATTATAATCACCAGCAACTTGAACGTTCATATCTTTCAGAACATTCATATTACAATTACCTTCTATCTGAA